CTAGAAGAAAGGATTCGTCGTTCTTATCTAAACCATATTGTTAGCATGATGGCTATTCTGGCGATCGCAGCTATGTTCAAGTGGTGGCTACTCATACTATTGTATTTTCCTCTCGCTGGTATTTCAGGTGTTGTAAACTATGAGAAAAATAAGTTGTATACTGAAGTTTCTGAGGACAACAAGGCTATGCCCAAAGTATTCAAGATGTACCGTAACAGGCATGTTAAATGGATTACTGGGGCTTGTCTTATTGTAGCTAGTTTATACGCCTTGTCACAAATTTGGAAGGCAGTTCAGGTAGTACCTTCAGCTCAAGGCAATTTGGCTCCCACCACTATGGTGGAGATCAAAGAGCGTGATGCTGAGGTGAACCCATGGGCTGGAGCATTTACTACTCCTATGCCTTGTAGTGACAAATCCAAAACAGCGACTCCAGATCAATTGGAAAGTAATGTATTTGACAATTTGTGCCATATGCACATCCAGGTAGATGATAACGGTAAAGAGCGTCATTTTGAATGTGATGCTTTTTTCCCTAAGTCTAATGTCGCACTTGTGCCACAGCACATGTGGATCGCGGATGATGTTAAGGCCAGGTTTACTCGTCATTCTCCAGAGAATATCGGAGGTAACTTCGAATGTTTTCTTTATAAGAAGAACAGTGTGAGTATTCCGAATACAGATCTTTCTTTGGTCTGGGTTCCTAATGGAGGAGATTGGAAAGATCTCACCGATTATTTACCTTTAGATCGCTTTGCCGATGTACCCGGGCGTCTTATTTATAAGAAGTCCGATGGTACTAGTGCTAAGTCGAGACTGAAGATGGAATGCGGTGATGTGAACACTTATGCCGCTAGTTTCTTTGGTGCTACATACAATTTAACCTTCGAAACATTCGAGGGATTGTGTATGGCACCAGTTATTACCGAAACTAAAGGACCACTTATTGGTGGCTTCCATTTAGGCGGTAAGAACGGAGAAACACGTGGCTGTTCAGGTCTGCTAACTTTATCTCAGTTTGAACGCGCTTTTGCCGATTTGGGCAAGAAACCGAATGTTGTGTTGGCAAAGAGTTCTGGGACAATTCCTAAGAAACTCTATGACGTACAATTTTTCGAGAGCACGGACATTCACCCTAAGAGTCCTATTAATTTTTTGCCCCATGGTACTAATTGTAAGTATTATGGACAAGTTAAAGGTAGGGTGACTTACAAAACTGAGGTTAGGGAGACCATCATTTCCAAGCACGTGGAGGACGTGTGTGGAGTCCCTCAGAAATGGGGTGGTCCAAAGTTTGGTACTTGGCAACCTTGGCAAGCCTCCCTACAATATTCCACTAAGCCGTCCTGCGGTATTGAAGGATCATTGTTGGAGAGGGCTTCCGAAGACTATACCAAAGCCATTCTCGAAATGTTGGATGAGATTCCAGGACTATCTGTTGATGTTAGACCACTTACAGAAATGGAAGTGATCTGTGGACGTGACGGTGTGCGGTTTATCGATAAGATGCCGCCATCCACATCCATTGGATATCCCCTGAGTGGGCCTAAGTCAAATTTTTTGACTTTGTGCGATCCAGAGGATTTTCCAACTCATCAGTGTCCTGCTATTCTTGATCAACGTTTTTGGGATCACGCATATGAGATGGAGGAACTCTACTTAAAAGGTGAGAGAGCTTACCCAATTTTTAAGGCTTGTCTTAAGGATGAGCCGACGAAGCTTGATAAGGATAAAGTACGAGTATTTCAGGGAGCACCTATTGCCTTGCAATTGCTCATCCGTAAGTACTACTTGCCTATCGCACGTGTTTTGTCCATGCTACCTCTTACATCTGAGTGTGCTGTCGGTATTAATGCGCAAGGTCCTGAATGGGATCAATTGGCTAAGCATGTAGCTAAGTATGGCAAAGAACGCATTCTTGCTGGTGATTACAGTAAGTATGACCTTCGTATGCCTGCTCAGGTTATGTTTAGCGCTTTTCGCATTATGATGGATATCGGTCGCCACTGTGGTTATACAGAGAGAGATTTGGCTATTATGGAAGGAATTGCTACTGACGTATGCTATCCGCTTATGGCTTATAATGGTGATTTAATTCAACATTATGGTTCTAACCCATCTGGTCAAAACTTAACTGTATACATTAACTCTATTGTTAATGCTTTATTATTTCGATGTGCTTATTATCATATTTACAAAGATCGCACCAATTTACCGGAGTTCCGTGAAGTGTGTTCACTGATCACATATGGGGACGATGCAAAGAGTTCTGTAGAAGAGTTATTCCCTGAATTCAATCATATTGCAGTGGCTAAGTTTCTTGAGGAACGTGATATGAAATTCACGATGCCTGATAAAACATCTAGCCCAACGCCTTATATGAAGGATGAGGAAGCTGATCTATTGAAGCGTGCTAATATCTTTTGTGAGGACACGGGAATGATTATGGGAGCGTTGGATGAGGACTCTATTTTCAAGAGTCTTCATGCTACTCTCAAGTCAAGCGCAATTACACGAGAGCAACAAGCGATGCAAAACATTGATGGGGCTCTCCGTGAATGGTTCGCTTATGGCCGTGATCATTATGAAATGAGACGCGAACAGATGCTAGAGATTGCCAAGCGTGCTGATATCTCTCATGGCTGCACAGTACTTCATGAATCATATGATGATAGATTGAAGGTGTGGAAGGAGAGATATGAGTAAGCGCTCTACCAATGTCTTGGGCAGACATTAAATGCATCCATCCACTGTCTTGGGCAGACATTAAATGCATCCGCGGTGTCTTGGGCTGACGAAAAACGCATCCGTTTTGTCTTGGGAAGACAATAAAAGCATCCCTCTGGGCGTAACCTACCACGTCTATCGGAACCAAAAGGGGGCACTCTGTATTGGGTTACCACGCATTCCCAATATGTCAGTCATTGGGAGATGATGAAGGCTTGCAGAGTGAGGCATTTTCCTCGTAAAATACCCCTATTTAGGGGAGTGTTCGCCGCACGTAAGACTGACGCACGCTGTACTGGTTGAGTCACCTTTACAAGCGTTAATGAAGACTTACTACAACAAATACAAAAAGATTTAATGTAACAATAAATGAGGAAAATTTGGAGTCACAACACCAAAATGTTAGGTTTAGCGACCAGACTCCACAATGGGACTACACCGTAGATAGTATGCCAGATAATACTTTTAAGATTGCTGATACTGACGACGCGTCGTTAGAAAATTTCTTTTCGCGTCCAATCAAGATTCAATCTTATAATTGGGGAACTGGTACTAATTTATTTGAGACTTTTAATCCCTGGCAGGATTTCTTTGAGAACACCAGGGTTATCAATCGTATTACGAATTATAATCTTTTACGGTGCAAACTTAAAGTCAGGATCATGCTCAACGGTAATGGTTTTCATTACGGTCGTGCGATCGCGTCGTATATACCTCTCCACAATCTCGATGATTTTACGAAAGACAGGGCGTTTTTTATCGAAGATGTGGTCGAGGCTAGTCAACGG